TGGTTGCAAAGCAAGAGAAGGCCGCTTTTCAGCGGCCCATAAGCCTAGTTCATAACAGAAAGCATTAAACCAGGATTGCTTGCTCATTTGCTATTTGCGAATGGCGAATGACTAGCCTTCTTGAAGCACGGAAATAAAGATTGCGCCAGTTTTGGCGAGGGGCAGAATCTTATCGCGAAGATCAACATTGTGACAACGCACACAACCATGGGTGGGAACTAGTGGTTGCTTGGGAGCCCATGCACCAGGCCAGCCATTTGCAGAGCCGCCACCATGCACCATGATTCCTGCCCTACCATTGCCTGCCTCTTGGTTTTCTAGCTCCACCATGTCGAAGCTATACCAGCCATAAGCCATGAGAGTGCGATCATAAGCAGGTTTGTCGCCTACTTTCTCATAGTCTTTATAAATGGCGCCAATTTTATATAGACCAGGAGGCGTGTCTGAATTTGTAATCTTCCATTCAAAATCACTATATTGACCGCGAGCAAGGCAAGGGATTTCCCAGAGAAGCTTTCCTTCAAAAGAGAAAGCCTTCATGGTTTCAACCGCATCATTCACAATCAAATGTGAATCACCTTTCTTGAAACCAAAATCTTGCGGACGTTTCTTGGGACCAATCATGATTGTTTTCGTAGATTCTGGAGCATATTCCTTCATTAATCCTGATAATTTTGAAGGATAGGCGGGATCAGTGGCATACGATTGTTCTTTAAGCATGCGAGCCGCAGCGTAACGATTTGGCGCATGATTAACGCCTTTAAAGTGGCGATAATCCTTATACCATCGAGTGACTAAGTATTCAATGCATGCAGCGAGACTAGGGAAATCAAGAAAGCCAGCTTTAATGGTCACCCACTGACCGTCGTACCATTCCTGCGTGGAAGTGGTGGTGCCATCACCCTTGATGCCTAGGTAGTTATGGCGGCCAGACGTATGCTTTCCAAAGCCGCTTTCAAGGCAGCATTGTGCAGCGGCAAGCTCGGGATAGCGAGCACCGTACTGGCGAGCGAGCTGGAAGCATTCGTCCCAGAACGCTCGATTAGAAGACCACACGGTCTTAGCCTTTCACGCGGAAGATAGTCTTCAGGCCTTCCAGCAGAAGCTGGAGCACGTTATTGCTTTTCCAAGGGGAACGATCAAGAATTTGATCAGCAGCAGCAATAAGAATGCCACCAATCACAAACCATTCTGCGCCGCTCATGATGAACAATGCAAGGGAATTATGTAAATAGCCTAGCGCTCAATCTCCAAATTCCGCACTCTGCTTTCCATTTCTCCCATCTTGTCAGTGAGAGTGCTGAGTTTTTCTGTGACAGTTTCAATTTGTACGGCCACTCTTGCCTGTTGAGTGCCCACTGCGATAAGCATGGCGCCAGTTGACAGGAGCATGCCAGCCGTGATGGTGGCTACAAAATTTGCAAGGCCGTCCTTGAAACTGTCCATAGCCATCAGTCAATAAAAATATTCTACAAAATTCACGGGCAAATGTTTCGCGTTAGATTGTGGTCACGACAATTTAATAGTGCCATGCTTAGAGCGAATGGTCCCGATGAGCTGTTGCATTCTCTCATTGAACTTCGCCCTGGTGACGCAAAACGTAGATTTCGTAAGAGCATTTTTGAAGACTATTTCCTGAGGGGGCCGTTTGGTCAATGTGCCTGTGCTTACTGCGGGGAATGGAAAGAAAAACTGACAATTGATCACATTGTCCCAAAGAGTAAAGGCGGTCCCCATTTCAGTAAGTGGAACATGCTTCCAGCGTGTCAAAGTTGCAATCTTCACAAGGGCAACTCCCCCATTCTTGAGTGGTGGAGAGTGCAGCCTTTTTGGAGCGAGAGGCGTGAAGAACTAGTGATGGCATGGGTGTATTGCAATAGCTTTATTAGCGCCCACACTGATCAGAAGGATCTGGAGCAATGGTGCGAGAAGAAAGGGCTTGCTTTGCCCATTCATGAGAAAATTGAACATGAAAAAGGCCCCTTATGGGGCCTTTGTGCTACTGCTGCTTAATCTTGAATTGGTTCAAACGTGACTTGCCTACCGGGAAGGTCAAAGCGAATACCGGGAATGGGGCAAACGCCATCTTTACATTCAATAGAAGGATCATCGAAAGCTTCTACTGGGTGCTGCTCCGGTTCATTCTCCATGGAGAAAATAAGAAGATCAAGATACCAGCCAGCTTTCTTTAAATCTTCTAAACCATTCTTATCTTCGTAGCGCCACATATATTTAATAACATTACCTTTGAGAAAGCCACGAAAGTCGTCTGTATCCATTGAAGCCTCAATGGCCTCAATGCATTCAATGCCGCCATTCTTTGCGTAGTGACGGGGGTGATTAACTGGATCGTGCATGATTAGAACGAGGATTGGTGAAGGTCGAAAGCTTCAAAAGCTTCCTTGAACAATGGACGAGCGAGCGTGCTCAAGGCTTGAGCATAGGCCTGAATCTCCCATTGACTGCCAGCTTCATCTCGCAAGGAGATGAAATGGAGGAGCGCTTGCAAGCTGCAGGTCCAAGTGAAGGAGGTGTAGACGCTCGTTGGGAGAATGCCTCGTGCCTGCTCTTTGCTCACGCCGAACGTCAGAAGCGCCCTGTAAGCCTGTTTAGCCTGCTCCAAGGCCTTGGCATATTCAAGCATTGCCATCTGGTTCATCGTGGGCTCTAGTGGCCCACTAGAGGCCTGTTTGTTGCTGGGGCTTTGCTGCCTGAACTCACGAGGCATGTAGTAAGTGTCATCGTCTGCTTCGCAGTAGCGAAAGCTTTTCTCGTTCCATCCGAGCGTGTCATTAGCAAACGTGCCACCAATTACATGCTTCCACCATTGCCGACAAACATACAGCGGAGCCTTCACTTGCCATTTGGTGACCACGCCACGAAATGGACTAGTGTGCTTGTGTTGCACTAGATAGTTCAGAAGCTTCTGGTCCTTTTCGGACCATTCGCTACTGGTCTGGCCAAAGCTCTGGCGGGCATCGCAGACGATATCCAAAGAGCTGCCCATCCAATCGATGAGACGCACCATGCTGATGCCATCCATCAGCGGATCAATCTTGGCGGAATAGCTCACGAATTAAAGCGAGGGGTCTGATTCTCTGCAGACTGATTGTAGGAGCAATGTCCGTAGCCGAATGCCACCTCACTTGTGCTTTACGAGATCTTCCGCTTTCGTCAAATCCGACAATGGTGCCAACAATGGAAGATGGCATCCACCCTGCGGCTGTGCGTTGCACGTAGACCACTTGCTCATCGAGAAGCCATTCATGGTTGCGAGGAGTGCGAGGAAGCTTGAAGGGACGGTAGCCCGTCCCGCATTTTACGGCTTTCTTTCCATCGTCCACCGTATAAACAAACCGCTTGCCAAACTGCCGCATGGTTAGGCTAGACGAAACGACAGAGAAACAATGTCCAGGATGTTTTCCATTCCAGTAGGATTAAACTACAACGGACAGGAACGCATTGCTGCCATGGGGCCTTTTGAACGGAGCATGGAGAGGGACTTTGCCCTTGTTGCAAATAAAAAGGCTTTAGCTGATTGCAATGACATTGACAAGCTGCGGGAAGTGGCTTGCACGATGATGGAAGGGTGGAGCAATATGCAAGAAGCCGTCACTGCGCTTGTCAAGGAAAACCTTGAACTGCGCCAGGCGATGCAAGTGCAACAGCACGATCTAGAAGCTGCTGATCAACTGCTTGGCGAAGCTGCTGATGCAGTTAAGTGTTTCGCAGAGAAGCAGCAATCCGCTCAAGCCAAGAAGTTTCCTTGGCCGTTTGGGTGGTGAGGAGAAATACTTTCCAGCCACCAATCATTGCAAGATTAAACTTCCTAGCATCTCGTTCATAGCCTGAGCCAGTCACGTGACGGCCACGATTGAAGGTGCCACCTTGTATTTCAATGAGCGTTTGCGAAGGAAGATGCGCAAAGTCTGCGCGATAACGTTTGGAACGCTTGCTCTTGGCGTAGCGCTCTTGAAAATCCACCTCCCAAGTGGCAACGTCACTGAATTCCCTAATCAATGGAAGATCGGGAAAATGTGCTTGCCACAGTCCGAGAAACTGATCTTCAAGAGCGCTCACTAATCAGACAGCAGCAAATGCTACGTTAGCGCCTTGGTTTTGATACTTGCCGTTTCCATAGTCTTGATCTGCGGCGCCTGAGAGGCGAGCGAACATGACTTGCACGATCCCTTCGTTGGCATAGATGCGAACGGGAAAAGCCAGGGGATTGACAATACAAATAGTGAGATGGCCAGACCAGCCAGGCTCAATTGGCGTAACGTTAATAATGGTGCCCTGCCGTGCATAAGTGGACTTGCCATCGCATATGCCCATAATGTTAGACGGCATTGTGATGAGTTCCACACTTACGCCAAGAGCGTAGGAAAATGGAGGCAGCACGAAGAACGTGGAGCCATTCTCCTCGATGGGAGAAGCCTCGTACATCAGCTCCTTGTTGAAGGCCTTCACATCAAGGGCCTCCACGGGATTGTTGTTGTTGATGAGCATGAAACCCTGCGGAGAAAGGCGCAGGTCATAACCAGCATGGCTCAGGCCGTATGACAAGGCTTTGGTGCCATTGTCTAGCTCCCTGGTCTTTTCTCCGACAAAAGGAAAAAGAATATCATTTTCAGCAAGAATGCTGATTTCCTTGTCATTAAGAAGCATGGTTTCAAAAAAGAAAAGGGGCTCCTAAGAGCCCCGTTTGCAAAAAGGAGAAATCTTCAGAAAGGATCGTCAGAGAAGCCCTGCTTGCTCTTGTTGCCATTGTCCCACATCGAGGCATAAGCCTTAGGAGAGTTGTCAAGCTTGTTGACAGTCACTTGCCCCTTGAAATGAGGAGCAGTGTCCTTATCGCGCTTGTCATTGTCCCAAAGAGCAAAACGCAGGGAGTAATTTCCTTGGGGGTTGGTGCCAGCTTTCTTCATGGCATTGAGAATGTCGGGGGTGAGATCGACAGTGCCAGAGAAAGCGGGAGAGTTGCCAGCGGGCATTTAGTAGTCCTCAGAAGGAGAGTGGTGGGCCCTGGAAGGGGCATCAGAAGCATAGCGCTATGAACAGAGGAGTCAAGCCCCGCGATCCATAGAAATCATTAAGGGGCGCCCGCCTGGGTAGTGTTCAAAGAAGAACTGCTGCACCTTCTGCACCATGATGCCTGCTTGCATGGCAAGCTCGGCTGCGGACAAGCTTACGATCTGCGCCTCTTGGCCCTCGCCGGTGTCTGGATCGTAAATGGCGATGGCACAATGCGCCTCGTTTACTTCCACGCCATACATCTGCTCAATGGCCTGCACGTAGGCACCAAGCTGCATGCGGTAGTCGGCCAGTTGCGTGTCAGGCTTAGCCTTGTAGCTCGTTTTCCAATCGAGCAGCGCATAGGCACCGCTGTTCATCTTGGCGAGCATATCAAAGGTGCCTGAATAGCCAATTTCTTGCGCGTGATCGTACCAGGCAATGGCACTTTCAACGAGCAACGGACTATCCACCTGCTCAAGAAAGCCAACGATGCTTTCAAAATAAGGCACGTAGTTTTCGTGAGAATCAAGATGCTCTTGGATATCTTCGCCGTTCCAGAAATCTTCTAGAACACCGTGAAGCCAATTGCCTCGATCCACAGCATTACGAGTGCGACGATTAGCTTCTTCATCGCCCACCTTCTTGCGCCAGTTCATGAGCGCTGCAATTTTGCCAGGCGGAGAACACGCGCTCGCAATAGTCGTCACAGAGGGCAAAACATACCCTGCGGGAACATTGGGAAAATCGTCGCAAACGTAATAGCGCTTCTTGTTCAGTTGAAGGCGGTTGGGTTCGTAGCGAGGAAACGCTGGCATTTGAAGAGCTGCAAGGCATAGATCGTAACAAGCCACTAGTCATTTCTCGTTCATGTCCCAGAAATATTCGCAGCCATCTTCCGTACAAGGCGGCGTTGCAAAATAACTTTGGAAGCGATCAGCGGGCGCCATGTAACGCCAGCAATTTTCCTTGACAGGGCATTTGTCGCCTTGACACATTGCAATATCAGGCATGAGAATAGTCCGTGCAGTTTGATAAAGGAACAAGCGATCAGCCAGAGGATGTTCAGCAATAGCGTGCAGAACAGCAGCAATACGACGGTCACTACTAAGCGTATCGTCAGGAAAGCTCCAGAACGCCTCATGACAAGCATCAAGCAGAGAGCGATGATTTTGCACTGTCCTTCCGAGGATAGAGGCTTTCGTATTCTTCAATTACTTCGTACATGGCTTCAATTACCGTGCTTTCAAGAAAGCCACAACCAAGCAAAAAGTCCTTGAAATTGTGTACAACCTCTGGGCAGTAAATGTTGTGGAAAGAATAGGAGATTTTGGTTTCTCCGTCTTCATTCAGGAAAGTGAAGCGACTCATGGGAGAATCAGCGAGAGGATAGCGAGGATCGACAGGGCAATGATCAAGCATGTAAAGGTAATGAGAAGGAACAATCCAAGCGGATCATTCGCCAAATAGGGTGGGAGGAAGCTCAGTAACGGGAATGGCATCATCATCAATGCAAACTGCTCCAGCAAAGGCCCGCGCTAGGCGGGCCGCTGCTAGATCTATTGCTTTTTTGCGACGAAAGCTTTCATGCCTTCAATCATTGCTTCTGTATCCTGCAGGCTACGCACGGCATTGATTTCCTCGGTCATTTCAGCTTTGCTGATGACAATTTGCTCCTGCTTAGCCCAAAGAGTCATCATGGCTGCGACGACGTTTCCGAAGGCTTGCCAGGTTTTGACTTCCGTGGCGCGAGCCAGTCCAATGCTTTCAAGAGCAGCTTTACCTGCAGCGAGAGAAGCTTTCTCGTCGGCATAGTTCAAGGGATTGGCTTTACACACTGCCGTAAGAGCAGTTTTCGCGTC